GCTCAATGCTTCTTACGGATTGCAGAGGGTCTTTCACACAAGTCTAACTTTGTCCGGTACACATATCGTGAAGAAATGGTGATGGATGCTGTTGAGAATTGTCTCAAGGCTATTGAAAACTATAATCTCGAAGCTGCAACTAGATCTGGTAGACCCAATGCATTTGCATACTTTACACAGATTAGTTGGTATGCGTTTCTTCGAAGAATTGCAAAAGAGAAGAAACAACAAGATATTAAGATCAAGTATTTGGCCCAATCAGGCCTTGATGAATTTATAACAACCAGCACCGAAGCTGGTGCGCAGAATGTTGCTCAGGCATTTGTCGACACATTGAAAGATCGTATTGATAAGATCAAAGATGTCGATACATCTGTCAAGACCTTTGCTAAGATTGAGAGAAAGAAACGAAAGGTGAATGTAGATTCAGACTTGTCTAAGTTTATGGAGGAGTGAAGATGAGTACAGTATTAATTACCGGAGCCGAAGGAATGATTGGCTCCAGACTATCTGAACATTTGTTTGAACACGGATACGATATAGTTGAGTTTGAAGGAGATGTTACGGACCCGATGGCTTGGAAGCCATATCATGATGACGACTATAACTTTGTGATCCACCTAGCAGCTCTTGCTGGTGTACGAGATTCATTTGACAAACCTGACTTGTACTATCATAACAATGTTGAAGGTACATATCAAGCATTAGAATTTGCTGAATTGGCAGAGGCTAGATGTTTATATGCGTCTAGCTCTAACGCATGGGAGTGGTGGGGAAATCCATATGCTACCACTAAGAAGATGAATGAAGTGCAGGCTCAGGGCCGAGAAGCTATTGGTATGAGGTTTCATACTATCTGGCCTGGTCGCGACGACATGTTGTTTAGAATGCTTGAAAGAGGCGATGTAGAGTATATCAATGTTCATCACACTCGAGACTTTCTTCATGTAGATGATTTGGTAGATGGTATTCGTAGAACAATAGAGAACTTTGATGACGTTCTCACG